CGAGGAGATGGCCTTAAGGAGAAAACTGTTATCTCTTATCTAGGGACTGTCTTAAATGATGGTCGCGAGATGTTGAGTAATGCACGCACTCCTTACGTTAAGACTCCTTTCCGAGGAGTTAAGGACGAATTTGGCCCGAGTCTTCATCGTCCTCCAACACATGTTAATAGTGTAGAGAAGACTATGAAGACTCTCAATAAGCTGTGTGATCCTGTTCAGCACTATGAGATGGATACTCTTAATCGTGCTATTGAAGATTACGCAGCTCACACCACACCTTTAATTTCAGAGGGATCTTCCAAATTCTTGCGTATTTATAGTACTCAAGAAGCTTTGGATGGTACCAATGATGGTGTGATGGCTGGATTACCTAATGATACTTCTGCAGGTTTTCCACTTAATAAATCCAAGAAGCAATTTTTGGTTCGTGATCCTTTTGATGAATCCCTTGTTCAAGTTCCCCGTACTTTTAATGAAGAATGTGATATTCAGGCAGAAGTTGATCGTATTATTGAGTGTTGGCGCAATGGTCAACGCTCCGAAGCAATTTTTAAGGCTAGTAGTAAAGTTAATGAGCTACTTCCCAATGAGAAAGCTGTAGATAAGGTTCGTAAATTTTATGGATCTCCTTTTGCTTTTTCGATTGCTTCACGCATGGCTCTTGGTGGTGTTCCAGAGTTTATGCGTCGTTATCAGTGTGAAACCGAATGCATGGTAGGTATTAATGCTACTTCTGCTGAATGGACTGATTTCCACAAACATTTGACGAAGTTTGGAACTTCTCATATGATTGCTGGAGATTTTTCTGGTTTCGACACTCGCATGGCTGCTCAAATTACAACAGCTGCTGCTCGTGTTATCACTGGTTGGTACAAAGCTGCCGGTTGCTCAAAAGAAGATCTTCTTTTGGTAAAAGGTGCTTTGTCTGATATCTGTCATCCAAATATGTTAATAGATGGTGATTTGTATCGTTTGGCTAACGCCAACCCATCGGGTAATCTTATTACTGTACAGCTCAATTCTGTTTGTAATTCGATTATGATGCGTTATTGTTATTATGCTATTAATCCTCGTGTTTCGTTGCCTTTCGCATCGAATATTGCACTTGGAACGTATGGTGATGATAATGCTATGTCTGTTAATCCCAAGTGTTCGTGGTACACCCATACCGCCTGTCAGAAAGCTTTTGCTGCGATTGGTATTGGTTATACTATGGCCGAAAAGGATGCAGATTCCGTTCCCTATATCACAATTGATGAAATCTCTTTTCTTAAAAGAGGATTTGTCAAGCATGAAACTCTTGGTGTGATTGTTGCTCCTATTGAGAAAGAATCTATCACTAAGAAGTTTTATTATGTGAAGAAACCTGGAGATACGCCTCTTAGTGCTTCCGAGCAATTTGGGGCCTATTGCGATGGGTCCTTTCGAGAAGCTTATCTTCATGGAAAAGAATATTACGAACAATTTTCCACTTCAATTCGTAATATTGTCAATCGGAATCCTGAATTGACAGGCGTTGTTTCATTTATTCCTTATGATGAAATGAC